GGATATTCAAACTTGACAAGTCCGAAGGTTGCAATCTCAAGTGCTTTAATCAAACGTGAAGATCCAATTAAGGCATGGAGATTTGATGGAATCAGTGGTGTTATTCATGTGGTAGAATGGAAAGCAATCACACAAGAAGAACCAATCGTTGCTGTTGGATCAAGCAGTTACTACATCAATACTAAGAGTGGTAGTTTCTGGGAAAGAGGACAAATTGGATTCGGTAACACAGTTCAATTTACTGGTGTAGGCGTAGGATATTCTGATAGTTCTACTAACAAATATGTCATGGCAGTTGGTGGTGGAGGTGCAATGGCAAGAGCTGTTTCTATAGGTAACAGTCTTTCTAGTTGGGATGTAATTGATCTAAAAGAAAAGAGATCAATCCCTGCGATTGGACAAGTCAATACATTTGACAGTACATATATCGGTAATTTCCAAGATGTAGTTTGGGAAGGTTCTATTGATACATGGTGTGCTGTTGGTGCTGCTGGATCTATCTTTACTGCTGTTGGTCTTACAACTGCTGAAGCATTTAGTCAATACTCAGGAACATTACAGACTCTAAACTCTATTGCATTTGGTCAAGGTGAATTTATTGCAGTTGGTAATGGTGGTGCTGTTATCGCTTCCAATGATGGTTTGATCTGGTCAGATAAGAATAGTAATACTGTTCAAGATATCAATGATGTAATCTATGATGGTAATAAGTTTATCTTTGTAGGTAACAACGGAACAATCGGTATTTCTACAAATAAAAACTTCTGGCAACCTTGGAGTCAACAGTTGCCTGCTGGCACACAACACCCTGCAACATTTGATTTCCAAACTATCAAATACTATAATAACTTCTATATTGGTATTAGTACAGTTGGCGAGATGTATTACTCATTCGACTTGGCAAACTGGAACTACAGACCAATCAATCATCCAAATCAAATTAGAGATCTTGCCCTTACTGGATTTGGTGAGTTTAATAGTAGTAGAATAATTGCAGTTGGAAGTGGTACTACTCAATTCTATGCAGATCCGATAATAAATAGAGCGACTGCAACCGCATCTGTAACTGCTGGAGTTATAACTTCCGTTGTTATTACAGACGGTGGATTTGGTTATGATGTTGGTAGTTCACCTCCAGTTATAATTGAAACTGACAAGACTAAGAAGGAAGATATATTCTCTATCAATGCAAAGGGAGACTTTGGTGACATTGTTGGAGTAAATACATACATGCCTGGTTCATCAGAGAGATTACCTAGATTGGAATTTACTCTGAAATCTCAAAATAACGATAATACAAACTTAGGTTATGGTTATTCTTCACTAAACTCTCTAGGAGTTAACTTTAGTGGATTGCAGAAAGGAGACTTCTTTACTATCTTTGATAGTCCTTTAATTGTCGGTCACGCACTTACTGGTATCACAACATCTACTGGATCAAGAGTGCCTGTTGGAATGGTCACTTCTGGTGATTATCTTGGTGGTGTGTTCAGAGTAGAGGAAGTTACTGGAGCTGGTGATGCCGTTTCTGGACTTACAACTGTAACTTGTTCTTTCTTACCTGGCCCTACAACTTTTGGAAACAATCAAATTCAAGTAGGTCTTGCTGGAACTTCAAATGTTGATACCTTCTGGGGTAGATACAGTTGGGGACAAATCTTCGGTTATCAAAACCGTGGATCAGGTAATCCAGAAGAGTTTTTCGTCAACACTATGAATGGTAACACTGGACTATCTACTGCTTCTGTAGTATCCAGAAAGAAACCATTAACTTAACCCATAAATAAAACAAAAAGACTAGTTTTTTTAAAATGCCTGCCATAATATCCGAACAGTTTAGAATTTTAAATGCCGAAACTTTTGTACAGAGTTTTGTCGGAGTCGGATCTACTGTTAACAAATACTACGCCTTTATGGGATTACCAAATTCCATAGAGCCAAAGGCAGGCGGTACTGCCACATGGGCCACCAACACCCCTGCACCTCTAGATGGATTTGAAGAAGAGTATTCTATCAAAGAATCTATAATCGCTATGAAGAAAGTGACTGACAAGGATGTTCGTAGACTTGTTAGAAAGGTATCATGGGTTGCTGGTACAACTTATGAAATGTATAGACATGATTATAATATCTACAATTTGACACCAATCACTTCACAAGGTAGTTTGTACGAGGCAAATTACTACATAGTGAATGAAGACTTGAAAGTTTACATCTGTCTGCAAAATGGATCAGACCCTGAGAACCCCAAGGGTAGGCCTTCATATGACCAACCCACATTTGTTGACCTTGAGCCAAGGGCAGCTGGCACTAGTGGCGATGGTTACGTTTGGAAATACCTTTATACGATTAAACCATCAGAAATCGTTAAATTTGACTCTATTGAATACATACCTGTGCCCGAAAACTGGGGAAAGGAAGGCGAGACTATTGCAACAAAGGCTAACGCTATAGATGGAAAGATCGAAGTTGTGGTTGTTGATAATCGAGGCTCTAACTATCAACCAATCTCTACATCTTTTGCCAATGTTCCAATTCTCGGAGATGGATCAGGAGGAAAGGCAACAATTACGGTTGATTCTTTCGGAAAGGTATCTGAAGTATTTGTTACTGACGGAGGAGAAGGATATACCCACGGATCAATACAGTTCTTCCCAGGCGCTCCTGGCTCTGAGTCTGGCGGTGTTCTTGCTAACCTTACCAATACTGGAATAGGAACTACATCTGTTGCAAACTTTAATGTTATAATTCCACCAAAAGGTGGCCACGGATATGACATCTACAGAGAATTAGGTGCATATAGAGCATTATTATATTCTAGATTTGAAACATTAGAAACTAATCCCGATATCATTGAAGGTAATGACTTTGCTAGGGTTGGACTTATAAAAAATCCTACTGTGTTTGGTAGTAGTACAGAATTACTAGACACTGCCATGGTGAGTGGACTTAAAGCAATCAAACTTGCTGGAGTTACAACAGCAACTACTTATGCAGTTGATTCAGAAATAACACAGACTGTTGGACTTGGATCTACCGCAATTGGATACGTTGCATCTTGGGATAAAGTTACAGGAGTATTGAAGTATTATCAACCAATGGGTCTTGCTTCTAGTGAAACTGGATACAAGATAATTCCATTCACATCTAATCCTGATGCTGGATATGGATTAACAATCACTGGATCATCAGTAGTTGGCTCTATATTATCAATTGATGCCAATTACAACGGTGTTAGTACCTCAATAAATAATAGGACTTATCAATTAGGTATGAGTTTTAGTGCTGGTATATCATCAGCAGAATTTAATACCAAATCGGGTGAAATAATTTATATTGATAATCGGACTGCTATTCCTAGATCTGCAAGTCAGAAGGAAGACATCAAAATAGTACTGGAGTTCTAAAAGAAAATGCCACAGAATACCAACTTAAATTCATCTCCATATTTTGATGATTTTAATGAGTTAAAAAATTATCAAAAGGTACTATTCAAACCAGGCTTACCTGTACAGTCTAGAGAACTTACAACACTACAATCTATTCTACAAAACCAAGTAGAAAAGTTTGGTAAGCACTTTTTTAAAGAAGGTGCTGTTGTAATTCCTGGCCAGATTGCATATGATTCAGAGTATACTTGTGTGCAAATTGATGATAGTCATTTAGGTATTCCTGTCTCTCTTTACTTAGAAAATCTAAAGAACAAAAAGATTAGAGGCGAGACTAGTGGTGTTACAGCAAAGGTAGAAACATATATTACAAATAGAGAATCAGTAAAAGGTGCATACACTCTATACATCAAATATCAAAGCTCTAGTGATACTGATTTTTCAAGAAGAACATTTGCAGACGGAGAAAATCTTTTATTAGAAGAGGATATGAATTATTCTCTGTCTAGTATCAGATCTGGTGCTAGTTTTGCAACAACAATTATTTCAAATGCAACTGCTACTGGTTCTGCAGCAAAGATTGCTTCTGGAGTTTATTTCATCAGAGGTTTCTTTGTAACTGTTTCAGATTCTACAGTTATCTTGGATCAGTATGGCAGTACACCTTCATATAGAATTGGACTTTTAGTTAACGAAGAACTTATAACTGCATCTGCCATAGATAATGATCTATATGATAATGCAAGAGGTTTCTCAAACTTTGCAGCGCCTGGAGCAGATAGATTTAAACTATCCACAACTTTAATTAAGAAGTCTCTCACAGATTTGAATGATGAGAACTTTGTAGAATTGATGAGAGTTGAAAATGGTGTTCTACAAAAGTTTGTTAAATCAGGAACTAAGATTAACGAAGTTATTAATGATGAATTAGCAAGAAGAACATTTGATGAGTCTGGAAACTATTATATCAAACCATTTCCAATAGTTCCTAAAGAACAATTAAATAACAGAATCGGAAATGATGGTGCATATTATTCTTCACAATTAACACAACAAGGAAATGTGCCTTCTGATGATTTCATGTGTTTGTCTATTGGGCCAGGAAAAGCATATGTTAAGGGATATGAAATAGAAACTCTCAACACTACAACAGTTGATGTTCCTAAGCCTCGTACCACTCAAAAAATAGAGAATGAAGCTTTACCGTTCAGTGTAGGTAGACAAGTTGAACTTAATCATGTTAGTGGTTCACCTCCAATAGGTGTTGGAACAGATTCTCATGTAAATCTATTCAATAAAAGAACAGTCACAGTAGGTGAAGGCAATGGAACACAAGTCGGTGTTGCCAGAGTTTATGACTTGAAGTTAAAGAATGTAGGTTACGCTGATTCTTCTACTATATTTGAATCATCTTTATATGATATTCAAACATTCACATACTTACAATTAAACACAGCAACTACTGTACCCCTTCCAGCATATATTGAAGGTCAAAATAGTAATGCTGTAGGATTTGCATATACATCTTCTAACAACTCTAATCAAATTACTTTATACCAAGTAAATGGACAATTCCAAGTTGGAGAAGAAATTTTTATCAATGGTGTCACTGCCTCTAGAAGTATTACAGAGGTAGAAGATTATGGCATGGAAGATGTAAAACAGTTAGTGGGAAATGATCCTACGAATTACAAATTTAGTGCAGATGCTGTATTAAATTTGGGTCATCTACTTGCTCCAGTTGCAACTCAATATACAATAAGTGCTAAGTCTGGTGCTGCATCCACTATCACATCTCCAAGTGCAAACTTTGCTAATATTGGAATTAAAACTGGTGATATTATTCAATACAGTGTTTCTGGAAATACTGTACCAACTTTCAATAGTGTTACTGCTAAAACTTCAACATCTATATCTCTTGAAGCAATCTCTGATGTAACTAATGTATGTTCTGGTGCTTTACCATCTGTTGATACAACAGTAAATGATCTATTCAAAGTAACTTTAGAAGTTAAGAATAACTCTAAGGCATTTTTATTCAGTGATTTAACAAAAAATAACGTTGCAAGTGTAGATACAAATGGTGCTGACCTTATTATCAAAAAATCTTACAACATAACTGTTGCAAGTAATGCCTTTAGTGGAACACTAGAGACTGATGCCGACCTTACACTAGAACCATTTGATGAAGAAGATTATAATTTAACATTCAAGACTACTGGTGTA